AACCTGATCGACATCGGAACGTCTGATGTTGATGTCACGGTAACCTACAACCAGACCGGCACGGCAGCGACCGCTGGGGCAGCAACTGTCACGGTGCTGTACCTGCAAAACCGAAACCTCTCCTAAGGGGGTGACTCATGGCTGATGCCGTAACTTCTCAGACCATCATCGACGGCCCGCAAACGGCTGTCCTGAAATTCACCAATATCAGTGATGGTACGGGTGAGTCTGGGGTTACTAAGGTCGATGTCTCTGCGTTGACTGCGAACGGAAATGGCGATCCCTGCACTGGGGTCGCCATTGAGCGTTTGTGGTGGCAGTGCATCGGTATGAAGGTCCAAATCCTTTGGGATGCCACGGCGGATGCTTTTTGCATTGAACTGGGTGAAAACCAGAGCGGGGACCACGATTACACTGACTTTGGTGGCCTGACCAATAACGCCGGTGCCGGAAAAACTGGCGACATCAACTTCACCACCGTGGGCGCCACGCTTGCGGATACCTACACGGTGATCATGTACTTGCGCAAAAAGTACAACTGAGGACTAAGCCATGGCCCGTGAAGTCAGCTCAATAACCCGCGTAGGAACGAGCGAGCCCTTTGAGCTTCAGGTTTCGCGCGGCCATGTTGCTTACCACGAGTCTATTTACAAATTCGGAAATAATGCGGAAGTTGCTGATTCCGTCGAAACTATTTGGGCGCAGGGGGGCTTGTACTCATACCTGTCTGCGGAATCTGTTTTGAAGGTTTCTAGTAGCTCGGCTAACGATACGTCTGCCGGGACCGGTGCAAGAACCGTTGAATTGTTTGGTTTAGACGGCGATTACAACGAAATTTCGGAAACCGTAACCTTAAACGGTCAAACAGAAGTAAACACCACCCAGTCTTACTTGCGAATCAATAGAATGATTGTTCGTTCTGCGGGTTCTGGTAATGCAAATGCGGGAATTATTTACGCAGGCACGGGCACTGTTACCGCAGGTGTGCCTGCAAATATTTACGCTACGATTAACGGTGACGGATCAAATCAGACTTTGATGGCCTTGTGGACTGTACCCGCAGGGTACACCGGTTATTTGATGCAGTACGATGTTTCCAACGGTACGACATCTAATACACCTGCCGTGTGTAAGTTGTTATTGGTAGCTAGGCCGCAGGGGGAGGTGTTTCAAAGTAAAGATGTTAAGTCTCTTACCACAGGAATGCACATCGAAAACACTCTTATTGTTCCGTTAAAATTTGCAGAAAAAACAGACATAGAAGCACGAGCTGTTTCTTCTTCAGCAAGTGTTACCTTCGACATATCTGCCGCTTTTGAAATCATCTATATTAAAAACGGGGATGAGTTGTAATGGCAACAACTAAGAACGTAGAAAGGTTGCCGTCAGGCAGGTTGAAGTATAGGGGGGAAACCTTTGCTGGATACAATAAGCCTAAGCGCACCCCTGGAAAGTCTAAGAAGTCTGCTGTACTCGCCAAAAAGGGAAGCGAAGTCAAACTTGTCCGATTTGGCGATCCAAATATGGAAATCAAAAAGGACCAGCCGGGCCGCCGGCGTAACTTTCGAGCGAGACATAACTGTGCCTCAGCCAAAGACAAGTTCAGTGCGCGCTACTGGAGCTGCAAAGCGTGGTAGCAAGAAGGAGCTAGACCCTTCTCGCTTGACCATGAAAGATTTGCTTGGCCGCTTGGAAAAGCATGAGGCGGAGTGCAGCTTGCGTTATCAGCGCATCGAAGAAAAGCTTGCTGAGAACAGCGAAGCCTTTGATAAAATGGACAAAAAGATCGACAAGTTCGATAACCGGCTTTGGGCCATTGTCCTCGCGGCTTTCTCGGCGCCTTTAGTCACGGTAGTCCTTGTAAAGCTTCTGGAGTCGCTGTAATGCCTGCCGTCCGCACCGGCCCCAAGCCTAGCAAGTGCGGCGTCACGTACTTTCGCAAGGGCGGCGCGGTGCCCAAGAAAAGCAAGGGCAGCAAGATTTGCCCAGAAGGCAAAGCCTGGGCGAAACGCACTTTTGACACCTACCCCAGCGCCTACGCTAACTTGGCCGCGTCCAAGTATTGCAAAGACCCCAACTATGCCAAGAAATCCAAGGGCGGGAAGAGGAAGGGCCGCTGATGGGTAAGCTTCAGGAGTGGCTTGATGAGGAATGGGTACGCATTGATAGCTCGGGAAATATCGCGGGCGCGTGTGGGACTTCTAAAGATAAGAAGAACCCAGATAGATGTTTGCCTCGAAGCAAGGCGCAGAGTCTTAGCAAGTCTGAGCGCGCTGCGACAGCTCGCAAAAAGAAGCGAGAAGGCGCTAAAGGCAAGCAGGTTGTGGCAAATACTGAAAGCGCGCGGGTAGTACGCAAGCGCAAAGGCGGCGTGGTTGCCCGGGGCTGCGGGTCTATCCTGGGGGATCGTCGCAAAGTCACCAAGGGCTCGGTCACGCGGGTATGAGGGCGGCAGCCTTCTTGGTAGGCGATGAGCGCAAGATCGCTGAAGAGATTCGCGAGTGGTCGGCCACTGTTCTGGAGGTCGAAAACCCCTTTTTTAATAACATTCCGCCATGTCCTTATGCCAAAAAAGCATGGCAGGACGAGCGCGTCGGATTCAAGTTCAAGTACGAAAAGAGCTATCAGGAGATTTATTCCTGCCTTTCCCAGTGGGAAGACACTTTGGATGTGCTTTTGGTTGTTGATCGCAACTATGACCCCGATCCTGGGCGCTTCCATGATTATTTGGATGAATTGAACGACGCTATCGCAAACGGGTTTTTCATAGACAGGGACTATTGGGTCATGGGTTTTCACCCGGATGATGAGCCCAACGAATACTTGGACGATGAGTCATTCACCCATGTAATAGATGAGCCCTATGCGATAATCTTCCTTCAGCGGCTTTCCAAAGTTCAGGACGCCGCAGACAAATTAGCCAAGAAGGGCTACTATGAGACGTACTTCGACGAATACGACGTCGAGGAACTCTTTGCCAAGCGGACGGAACTCTACAGGAGACTCAACCATGGCGATGAAGCCGCGTAAGATGCGTGGAGGCGGTGCTCCCAAGAAAATGCGTGGGGGCGGAATGGCGATGAAGCCTGAAATGATGGCGAAGGGAGGCATGACCGTTTCTGATCTTCGCAAAGCCGCTAAGGACAAGGGCTACAAGCTGGTTAAAGCAGACTGATCATGGCTACTTCGGGCAGCAAAGATTTTGAGCTGGACGTCTCCGATTACATTGAGGAGGCGTTTGAGCGTTGTGGGTTGGAGGTTCGTACTGGCTACGACATGAAGACTGCAAAGCGCTCGCTCAACCTCATGCTGGCCGAGTGGGCAAACCGTGGTCTGAACCAGTGGACGATCAAAAACCGCAGCGAGACGATGGTAACCGGCACGGGCAATTACACGCTCAGCGCCGATGTCATCGACGTCTTGTCTGTGGTTGTCCGTCGCGACGGCACGGATTACGCCCTGGAACGCCTGTCCCGGGATGAGTACCTGAGCATCCCGAACAAGACGACGCAGAGCCGTCCGAACCAATTCTTCTTGGATCGCCAAAACACTCCGGTGCTGAAGCTTTGGCCCGTGGCCGAGAACAGCACGGATGTCGTGATCTATGACTGCCTGACGCGCATGGACGATGCGGACACGTACACCAACACGGTGGACATGCCTTTCCGCTTTTATCCTTGTCTCGCAGCCGGGCTGGCGTACTACATTGCCATGAAGCGCGCTCCGAACCGCATTCAGCTCCTGAAGGCGGTGTACGAGGAAGAGTTTGAGCGCGCCATGCAAGAAGACCGGGACCGCGCGTCTTTCAACGTCGTTCCTCAGTACCAGTATTTTAGGTCGGTCTGATGGCTAAGTTTGCGTCAGGTAAATACGCCTACGCGATCTCTGACCGCTCTGGTCAGCGCTATCGTTATAAGGATATGCGCAAAGAGTGGAACGGCCTGCTTGTCGGTAAGGACGAGTGGGAGCCGAAGCATCCGCAGCTCGGACCGTTTCGCAAGGTGATTGATGCGGAAGCTCTGCGCAACGCGCGGCCTGACCGCGTAGAGCCCCTGGACGTTTATGTGTGCGTCCCCACGGTGGAGCAGCCCGCGCCGCGGCCCACGGTGGTTTATGCCAAGGTCGGTAGCGTAACGGTGACGACGACATGAGCTTTACCTACGGCGAGTTAAAGCAGGCGATTCAGGATTACGCCGAGAACGACGAGACGACGTTCGTCAACAATCTGCCCATATTCATCAAGAATACGGAAGAGCGGATTCTGAAGAACGTCCAGCTCAGTCTGTTCCGCAAGAACGTGAGCGGGTCCATGACGGCCTCCAACCAATATCTGGCCGTGCCTTCAGACTTTCTGGCGCCGTTCTCCTTGTCCTTCACGGATGGAGACGGCAACAAGACTTTCGTCGATTTCAAGGACGTCGATTACGTCCAGACCTTTAACCCCGATTCGACCACTACCGGGGCTCCGCGGTACTACGCCGTTTTTGACATTGACAATTTCATCCTGGGGCCAACCCCAGACAGCTCCTATACCTCTGAGCTGCACTATTACTACCGTCCGGCCAGCCTCACCGCGGGCGCCGATTCTGGTACGACTTGGCTCAGCGAGAATGCGTCCGTGGCTATGCTCTACGGCTCTTTGGTGGAGGCTTATACCTTCATGAAGGGCGAACAGGACATGATGCAGATGTACTTCCAGAACTTCACCCAGGCGCTTGGCTCGCTCAAGCAGCTCGGGGAAGCGAAGGAAGTTACGGATGAGTACCGCACTGGTATGGTTATCAGGCCGAAACAATGAAGATAGACCCGATACAGCTCAACCCGGAGTTTCAGGTGGAAGTTAGGACCACGGATAACCGTGGTTTTACGCCAGAAGAAGTGGCCGAGTTGTGCGCCGAGAAGATCATTTCAATTTCTGACGACGCAAATCCGGTAATTCGGGATCAGGCAAAAGCTTTTCGCCGTCGGATGGTTAAGGTATTAGAATACTATATGCGGCAAGCCATCCGCAGCGACCGGACGACCGTATACAATGCGTTGATTGACGCCGGCCAAAAAGATTTGGCCGAACTCATAAGGAGACTGTGACATGGCCTTCACCGGCAACTATATGTGTACGTCCTTCAAGAAAGAACTCTTGTTTGGGGCGCACGATTTCGCCAATGGCGCGGACACGATGTACATGGCGCTGTACACCTCCGCGGCTACTCTGGATGCGTCTACGACGGCCTATTCGGCTACGAACGAGACGAGCGGTACGGGCTACACGGCGGGCGGCCAAGCGCTGACCAATGTTGATCCCACGACCAGCGGGACCACGGCTTTCACCGATTTTGCGGATGAAACGTGGACCACGGCGTCTATCACTGCCCGGGGAGCGCTGATCTATAACAGCACCCCGAACACGACGTCCATTGCTCTGACCAACCCGGCGGTAGTAGTGCTGGACTTTGGCGCAGACAAGACGTCCACGGCGGGTGATTTCACCGTGGTGTTCCCGACGGCTGACGCATCTAACGCCATCATCCGCATCGCCTAAGCCCTCTCATGGCGTCCTCGACGTTATATGAGGGCTGGGGTCGCGCCGGATGGAGTGAAGGCTCCTGGGGCTCCCCAATTCTTGTCGTTAACGTCGATGGCGTCGCGGCAACGGGCGCTGTTGGCTCTGTAACAGTTGTTGCGGAAGCTAACGTTTTTCCCACAGGCCTTGAGGCCACTGGTGCTGTAGGCACCGTCACTGTTGATGCAGAAGCGAATGTTCCGGTCACGGGTCTGGAAGCTACCGGTTCCGTGGGCGGCGTTACGGTTACTGCTGACGCCAACATCAATGTCACAGGCCTTGAGGCCACGGGTGAGGTCGGCTCTGCCACTGTTGTTGGTGAAGCCAATGTCACGGTTACCGGTGTCGAAGCCACGGGTGCTGTTGGCACTGTCACCGTTGATACGGAAACGAATGCTCCGGTTACGGGCTTGGAAGCTACTGGCGCAGTCGGCACTGTCACTACGGCAGGGGCCGCAAACGTCAGTGTAACTGGCGTTTCCGCAGAGGCCCTAACACCAAGGGGCGGCTCGGCATTTACGGCGGATGGAAACGCGCAGCTTTCCACTGCTCAAGCTAAGTTTGGCCCATCTTCGCTGCTGCTTGATGGCACGGACGACTTTGTAACCTCTGACGAAAACATTGACCTAAGTTCTGGCGATTTCACAGTAGATATGTGGATTCGTCCGACGAGTGTTACAGGCTACAAAGGCTTGTGGCAGTCAGGCACAAGCTCTCGACTCGATGTGTATTTGATCGGGAATCAGGTTCAAGGCGTTGTCGGCGGGTCAACGACACTCTTCTT